CGCTCCCATTAAACTGAGCGGACTTGACCAGTGTATCGCGAAGCGTTGGGTCAAGGTCTCTGATTGCATTGATCTTAGCAACAGCCTCAGACGCCATGTCTGTCGAGGAGATGCCAATCAAGTCAATCTGTGCGGCCTGATCCGCTGCATCGGCAGCGCGCTGTGCATCAACAGCTTTACCCGCTCCATCACGGTAAGAGCCAATGAACGGCAGGAAGTTATCCACAATCGGCTGACCAGTCTCGGAATCCAGCCGAAGGATTGCCGCAACAGATGCACGAGCACTTGCGGGAGCAACCATAGGATTGCGCTCAAAGATTGCCTGTTCAAGCTGATTGGTTTCTTCCTTAGACAAACCAGATGTCGCGCGAAGATAGAGGCCCTCGGCCTGCGCTTCGAGGATGGAGTTGCGCCGATCAATCGTTGCCTTGGACAAGTCCTCATCACCGCCGACCAGTGCGGCTCGCGCTTCATTCGTTAGCTGCGAAAAACCAGTAACGGCACGGGTGACGATTGCACCAGTAGTAAAGTCAGGATTGCGCGTTAGAGAAGTCTCAGTGGAGATAACGGCAGGAAGTTCGTTCTCCATATTAAAGATGCGGGCCGACGATGCTGCCTTCTGGGCGGCTACATCTTGTGCCTCTAAGACCTTGCTATACTGAATGCTGTCGGAAAGAAGTCCGTCAGAAAACTTCTCAAGATCAGAAAGCGCGCCGAAGTCAGCGCCAAAGCCACGCATTGCATCAGCAACATACTTAAACTCTGCGGGAACAGCATTCGGGTTCTGAGTTCCGATTGCGTGCTGAAGGAGTTCTAGCGTCTGCGGGTCTTTGGTTTGCGTGGATGCGTAACGGATAAGGCCGCGAGCAACAGCAAGACGAGTCTTGCCATTCATGCCATCAGCAACCTTGGTATTAAACAGCCCAGCTTGACTGCCATCCCTGATAGTGTTGGACACCGAGGAGATGACAGCCTGCACCTGCGTAGGGCCACTCAGTGAAGTGGGTCCATACTGAGAGACAAGTCCCTCTACGCCCTGAAGACCAGCCTCAATCGTGCGAGCGTGTGCTTCCTTAGCGGCTGCGCGCTCACGGCGGATTTGATTGATAGCCATGCTGGTGCGCGTAGCGTTGAGGTAGGTAGTGCCAACATCTTTGATGTAAGTCTTAAACTGCCCATCGGCAGCGTTAGACATAGAAGCAATGTAGTCAGCCATTGCAGTCTCATAGAGGGCAGCCGCATTGGGGCTATCTTCATACTTAACCGCAAGTTCCTTGCCCTTGTTCTGAATCTCTTCTTCAATGGATTGCTGGAAGCGGTTCATCACGACGCGCTGATAGGCTTCCGTTGCAATCGTCCCAAACGTAGACGGAGGCGTATACGCTTCCGGCTGACCAGTCTTGGGATCAATGGCAATAACCTTCTCGCGCTCAACGGCAGCGCCAGACTCCAAGCCAGTCTTCTCTGCTTTTGCCGCAGCCTCACGATAAAAAATATCGGCCATTTGATTGGCCGAGTTGGCAATGGCTTCGCCTACAATCTGACCACCTTGGGATGCGCGGGCTACACCAATCGGGCCAATCTTGAATTGACGCTCTTCGCGAATAACGGCCATGTCTTACCCTTACGTCTTAGTTTGTTGGTATCGGTGAAGCCCGCCAAGGACTGTAGTAAATGCACCAATCGTTGCGGATGCCTGTTGCGCACGACCTTCAGCGCGAGTTGCTGCCGCCTGAGAAGTCAGCTTCATAGCTTCCATTGCGCCCATGAAGTCAGAGCGGGCAGTATCGCTTGTGGCAATTTTCTTCTGCTTTTCTAGGAATGCAGCGACAGAGCGATCAGCGCCAACATCCCGACCCATAGCCGCGAATGAGGCAATATTGGTTGAGAGATTGGAGCGGTATTGCTCAAGACGATCATTGTGCCTGTTAAGCGCTTCGGTTTTGCTAAGTTCGCGCTCGGTCTCAATGTTGTAAGCATTAAGTTCAGATGTCTTCTTTGCGCCAGCACCAGCGGCAAGCTGACCAGCGGCAGAAACGGCAGTGGCTAGGAGCATCCACATTATACAATCAACTCCGCTACTATGCCATTAACCTGCAAAGGCAATGGCTCATCCTGAGTAATGGAGACTTGCGGGTCTCGGCCATAGCCAAGAACGCGAATCTCTTTCTTTCCACTGTATCCAGCCGAAACGCCAGACGGTCTGCCATTGACACGCGCAGAGTGAGAGTCCCTAAAGTCAATAATAGCAGACGAAATACCACGCACATCGCCAGTCGTAGGGCCATTGCCAGCGGTCACATCAATTGGATTGGTCACAATCTCTGCGGTGAAGGCCTTGCCAAAGACAATGTTTGCATTTGCATAAGGCCAAACAAATCCCGAAACGCCAGCCCCAATGTCTACAAGCGTAAACTGACCATAGTATGTAAGGCCGTCAGCGCTAAGAACGTCTACCGTATTCCCAATGGCGTATGGGGTTGCAGTAACATTGGCTCCATTCACAGCAGATGCAGATAGGTAGCGATCAAGGCCAATCTGATTATCAAGCGCTAGAAACTCGCAGAGTTGCAAGTCCCCCTCCGGAGTCCAGATGTTTGCAAAGACGCGATTGTCGATACCGCAGACGGAACAGAAATTTCCGTCAGTCGTAATTCGAGACCAAGAAGCGCGACGTTCTGCGCGGTTTGAGTTGAACAGGGCAATGTCTCCATTGCCATTCGACATAAAGGCATATGACTCAGCCCCGTTGAACGCGCCGTGAGATACGGTCATGCACTTGGGGCTGTAGATCAAATGAGAGGCAATCGTGGAAACAGCAGTAGATGTATAAGCATCTTCGCCATCAGTGTAGAGATATTCTCTGACTGTATTGCCGCCATGCTGAACAAATAGCGTTGCGCCATCCAGAGAGACTGGTTGCGTAAACTCGCAGCCGTAAGGTGTTTGCTTACGGATTTGCGCATTGGTCGGCGTGATTGCTTGGTTCAGGTAAGTCGGAACATAAAGCTCCCCAGTAGCCCCGAAGATTTGCAGGTCACGGTTGGAGACCATGTAGCGAATCTCATTAACCTCACCAGTGGCTGCTACAAGGGAGATTGCATCTGCGTCTGCGGCTTCACCAACGTCGAAGTTGAAGAAGTTCCCAATGCCACTCATCCACAGTGCGTCTGGCTGAGAAATGGTCCCGCCGTAGCACAGTCGGTTCTCATGGAAGGCAACAGCGGCAGGATAACCACGGACAGAGGAGAATGCTTGCTCATCCCAATCGGCAGTAGCTGCATGAGTGGTCAGCTTCACATAACCACCACCATCCTCGGAGGAAGACGCAGAACCACCAGCAGTAAAATACCAAGTGTTCTCATCAATAATCCCAGCAACAGTGCGAGTGCCGTTTAGGTTGCCGACATTAATGCCGCCAGTTGCTGCCGCGTCAGAAATAACAACAACCTCCCCACCAGCATATCCATGCTTTAGGTGAGTGACCTCAACGGTAGCGCTGCCCTCGGTGGTGCGAAGTGGATTGAGGATTGAAAGTCTAATCTTCAAAGTATCAACAACAGTTCCGGAGACTACCGTTGAAGACGTATAGCCAGTAATAACAATCTCAGACTCGCCGTAGCGCACAATGGTGCCAACGTGATCTGCCGTCCAGTGAGGCTGACTTGTCGTTAAGGTGATGCTGCCACTAGTGCCAGACGGATCAAGCGTAGTCCCATGCGCTTGGAATTTAGTGTATGGCTGATAGGTCACATGCCCATCATAGCGCTGGTCAAACGAGAATGGCGTAACCTCAAATGCGGTCAGGCTGGTCCGGATTAGCATTCGCGGCATGAACAAAGGATGGCAGATGAACATCACATCGCCATACTGAGCAACGGTATACTCCTGCAAATAATCCTGATCGAACGGAAGTGGGTCCGAGTTGGTATCGGCAGTTATTGTTGAAACAAGAGTGATTGTGGTGTCGCTATCAAGGCGAAAGCATCTGATCTGCTCATGCTCAATAGAAATCAAATACTGCTCATCATCGGAGAATGAGAAGTTAAAGAGGTGCGATTGCGCGGGATGGGCAGGATCAAACGTAATGCCAGAGTATGTATAGCGATGCTTCAGTCCATCGCGTTTACGAACACTACCCTCTGACATAACAATCATATTCTCCAAGGACTGAGCCGAGGAGTTATACACAGGACTGTCAGTCCGCATCAGAAGGGAGTCGCTTACCTCACCAAACTGAAAGCTGTTGATTGGAACGCGAACCTTCTGCATCAGCTACGCCTTTGAGCAATAAACCTCGATGTATTCAGCTTGCGAGTAGTCTGCTGCTGAGAGTCTAGGCGGCGAGCCTGCATCATCAACGTCGCAGCCTTGGTCTCCATAAGCTGAGTGAGTTGACCATCGCGCGCAACAGAAGTCGCAAGAACAGCGGCCATTGCATACTCAACCGCAATGGTAAAATACGGAGGCCAGTTGTTTTCATCTGCGCGGAAGATAAAGTCTGCAATGACCACATCATTTGTGGAGGCATCGCAGTAAATCATGTCGCCGTAAGTGTCATAGATCAACGGATCGTCATTGACCGTCACCGCATTAACCATAAGGCACCCAGATGGAAGCTGATATGCAGCATCGAAGCGTCCAGCGGGCGCACTTACCAAGCGAGAGAGTTGTTCCTGATTTGTGGCAAAGCGCCAGCGCGTGTTGGTAAGCGCGGCGCGAGCAATGTCTTCATACATTGCATCACAAATATCCGCCTCGGCAGTTCCTTCTGCAAACGATGAAATGGGATTGCCGCCCATGAGGATGGAGGCGCGCGAGCAGATTTTAATAGCGGTATTTGCTGGCATGAGAAGTTGGGGGGCTTTCGCCCCCCATCCCTATTAGTTGTTATCGAGGACTTCGTAGATGCCGTTGCTGTCGATAGCAACGGAACCCATCGACATCATCGACGTGGCAAGGTGTGCAACCTTCTCGGGGACGTAGTTGATTTCGGTCTGAACATCTGCGTTCACGCCAAGGCCGATAGCCGTGGTGTGGTATGCAAAGTTCTTGCCGCCAGCAACTGCCGAGGTCGAGAAGATCTTGAAGCCGAGGAATTCCTTCATCGTCATGCCGCCAGCGAACGGAAGATTCTGCGGGCCAACATAGTCGGACGAGGCAAACTCGGTGATCGAGAACAGGTCTGCGAAACCTGCGGGCGACATTGCAAGATAGCGCTGACCATCTTCCGGAATGTCTGCTTCGCCAAAGGTTTCGAAGAGAACCAGCAGGTCAGCCTTGACCAGAGCGCCAGTTACGTCTGCGATTGCGGTTGCGTTTGCACCAGCATCCAGAGCAGCAACGATGAGTTCATCGGTCTTGCGGCCCAGAGCAGCAGCAGCCGATTGAGTCACCGCCTGACGCTCGTTGATGTTGGTCTTCAGTTCGTCCAGCTTGTCGATGTATTCCGCTGCATAGTAGTCAGCCATCGTCACTTCGACGTTGGAGTGCACGAGTTCCATTGCCGACACAGCGCCGTTACGAGTCTTGGTCGATGCGGAACCTTTGCCGATCTTCTGGAAGCGAGCAACCGAACCCGACACATTGGACGAGCGAACGGTGCCGCGCAGCTTCGAGCCAGTGCGCTGGTATGCGAGGTGGACTTCTGCTTCAAACTGTTTGATGAAGGCTTGGTCGATAGTGTTAGCCATTTGAGGCATTCCCTTTATGAAGTTGCTGTCGGACGGGTATCCGTTACTTCACTTCAGCGAGGGTGTCCTTTCGGGCCTCTCAGTGTATCACGGGCCGTGATGGTGCTGAATCAAACTCATTGGACCAGTTTTTGCAACGCACAAAACGCAAAGCCTGCTGTCCGTTGCTATAATCTACCACATACTGAATGTCGAAGCCGAGATGAACAAGCCAGTTGTGGATGAATGTATTCTCTGACCAAACCTCACACCAAAGTTCATCATAGAATTGGTGATAGAAGTTAATCAGCTTTGGCGATGCCTTAACAAAGGTGCGCCAATGTTTCTTTATATCTCTAGAGAAGACAGTCCATAGCTGCCCATCGTTGGCACCGCAGATGGCTAAAACCTGATCGCCACTCTTAATGACGTGGGCCATTTGATCGCCAACAACGCTGAGAAGGGATTCGAGAGGATCAATTTCATAGAGAACCTGAAACTCTCGAATGTTCTCAGTGCTAAGCGTCTGATGCAAAGACATGACATGCTTTTCACGAAGTGGGTGAAGTTCTAGCGTGTCATGTTTTATCAGTGGTTTAGCCATAGAGGCGCTTAAATCCTTCGCTCACTTCCTTGATGAAGTGCGGATCGCGCGTCTTCCAGTAACGCTCATCACGCATCATCTCTTGCAGCTTGCCTTCGTCAAGACGACCAGCAGGCGTGGAGTCAGAAGAGAACGAGCCGTCCTTTAGCGCATCCATAATCACCTCAAGAGCAATGATGCCATCGGCAGATTCGCACATCCGCTCAATGGCTGGCAAGGCTTCTTGCGGAAAGAATTTATTGGCGAATGCAGACGCAGCATTGATGCGGTCATTTGCATTGTCACCAAGGCGCTTGGCTTCCGCTTCTAGGTCAGGTTGCGTTCCAGAGATAGCTTGAGCATACATCTCAATGCCCTTCTGGAATTCCTCTTGGGAATAACCGTTCTCGAAGGAATGCTCTGCCCACCACTGAAGAAGTTCGTTATCAACGGCCATAGATTCATCAACAATCTCTGGAAGTTGATAATCACCAGC